GCTTCGCGGGAAACCGCGAAGGGCAGCACGCCAGGCGGAAGGGCATCAAACCGGGCCATCAGCCGACGTTGCCCCCCTGCGCCGCACGCGGGCTCCAGCCTTCGACCTCGCGAACCTCGTCGGCGTCCAGGACGCCGTTGCGGAGCGCGATCTCATGCGCCCGCCAGCGCGCCTCATAGTCGCCGCGCATGAGGCCGGAGAGGTCGATTTCCAACAGCATGTTCGGATCGGTGAAGACGCTGCGGGCGAACTCGGCCTCGATCTTCCGCACCCACGGGCCAAGGCTGAATTGCGCGAACCAAAGGGATGCCTGGGTCGCGTTGGTGAAGGTGTTGAACTCGTAGGCCTGGATCAGCGGCGGCGGCACTTGATAGAGCCGGCAAAGCTCTTCGACGCTGAAGCGCCGACTGGCGAGGATTTCGCTATCCTCGGCGCTCGGGTTGATCGGGTGGAATTTTGTGTCGTGGTCGAGCACAAAGACCCGGCGCGCGTTGCTGGGGCCGCTGAAGTTGGTGGCCAGGTGCTTGCGGACGCGATCCAGCGCGTCGGCCGTCAGCCGCCCGGAGAAGCTCAGGATGCCGCTGGGCGCGGTGCCGTTGCGCCACATCGCCCCGGCCCATTCCTGAAGCGCCAGCGCATTGTTCAGCACCTCAGGCGCGCGGCTGAGCCTGGAGCGGCCCACGAGGCCGTCGTCGCTGCGGTCGCGAAGGTGGAACACCTCGCTGGCGAGAAACCGCTTCGGCGTGCCCGTGCCGCCCCAGGGCGCGGTGTAAGCCACGACATCGAAGGCCAGCGTGCCGTTCGCCAGCAGGATGGGCTGCACGTTGTTCCACGGGATCGGCCGCAGCGCGACGGGACGGCCGGCGCCGTCATAGTCGATGACGCTGAGCGCGTTGCCGTGCAGCAGCGCCTGAGCGACGGTCCACTCGATCCAGTCGGGCCAGGTCTGCGCCGGGTTCGGCGCGCGGGTGAGCCGGGCGACAGGGTGATCGTTCACCTCGCCGCGCCCGCGCCCGCCGCGCCGATAGACCAGCGCGGGAAGGCTGCCGATCGACGACGCCACCACCTGGATGCAGGCAAGCGCGGTGGAAAGGTTCTCGGCCGCCCGCGCGTTCACGCGGTGCCCGTTCGTGGTCTCGCCCAGGGCGTAGGCCGTGCCGAGCGATGCGCCGGCTGAGCGCGTCTCGGTCCGGCCAAGGATGCGGTTCAGGATGCCCATCAGATCGTCGCCATCCACCGCTGGCGCATCCGCGCCTCCGGGCCGCAGTAGCGCGCCCGTGCCGTCACAGAGGTCTCCGTGTAGGCAGGAAAGGCCTGCACGACACTGATCTCGACCAGCTCCACCGCGACCAGCTCGCGGACGTTCGGGCGGGGCCATTTGTCCTGCTTCACGCGGAAGCCGAAAGACATCCCGCCCAGGTCGCGCCGCTCGGCCAGCGCCAGCATATCGCGCCCGAGCTGCGTGTCCGGGACGTCGATCTCGAAGGCGAGGCCGAGGGCGTCTTCGCTCAGCCGCAGCGTGCCGCTGCTGCGCCGGGCGAGGAGGCGCGACGGGTCGTGGTCCACCAGTGCCAGGATGTCGCGGCCCGCCTCCAGGCTGCCCGTGAAGGCGCCTTGCCGGATGCTTTCGGAGAAGGAGCCGATGGAGGTCGGCGAGCCGAAGAGCGCGGCGTAGCCGACCAGCTTGCGGGATGTGGTGTCGGCGCGCAGCTCGGTTGCTGCACGCCGCTCCAGCCCGTCATGGATGCGGGCCGCGACCATTAGGTGATGTCCGTCGCGGCGGTGAAGCTGACCGCGTGGCGGACCGCGATGTCCATCGTGAGCATCGCGCGAACCTGGACGTTGCCCTTGCTGTAGGCGGTCGCCTCATACGGGTTGACCAGGACATCCAGCTCAGACCAGTAGCCCAGCACCAGGTCGGACCAATTTCCGAAGATCATCGCCGCGCGGTTGTTGTTCGGCGCGGTCCCGAGGGTGGTCGGGATGTTGGTCGTCCGCGCGCAGGTGTAGCCCGCCAGGCTGTCGGGGCCTTCCATGATGTAACCCGCGCCCGCGTCGTCCGTGACCTTCAGCGTTGAGCGCAGCTTCCGGACCACCTTCGGGTGGGTCAGGAACGCCGTGCCGTCGCTGTTGGCGGTCTCGACGTCCTCGATGAACTCCAGCACGTTCGCCCAGGTCGGCGTGCCGCCAGTGGTCACGCTGCCGATGCCGGCGGTGTTGAGGATGCCGCGAGGCTCAGCGCCGGCGCCGCTGCCGCTGATCGCCGCGCGATCCACCGCATCCGCGAGGATCTGAGCGAAGTCGGCGCGGGCCAGGTTCTCGACATCCAGGCTCGGCTGCTGAAGCATGTTTCGGCTGAGCTCGGTGATTGCGCCGCAGTGCTTGGGCGTCATCGAGACCTTGCGGAACTCATGGTCGCTCGGCGTCAGCGCCGTATTCTCGGCCACCCAGCCCGCCGTGCCCGAGGCCTTCAGCGCCGGGATGTCCAGGTTGCCCTGGAGGCCCGTCAGGACGCGGGCGCCAAGGCGGCGGATCGTCAGCGCGGCGCGAAGCCGGTCGATGAACTGCCCGCCCGCCAGGTCGGTCTGGATCAGATTGGAGCCCGGCCCACCGGCCGGCGCGGCGGTCGTCAGGACACGCTGCTCGATCTGCTGATGGAAGACAGACATCGGCACCGCGATGCCCTGGAAGGGGCGGCCAGCGCGGCGGGCGATCTCGGCGCTCAGCTCGCGCTCGCGGCCAGCGTCCACGCCGCCGATGCCAGCCTGCGCCGCAATGGCGCGGACCAGGCTGAAGCTGCGAAGCTCGGCATCGAGGTTCCGGTCGCCCGTCCCGCCGTAGGGTTGGCCCTGCATCCGGCGCTCGGCGTCATCCAGGACGGACTGGCGCGCGATGCGCTCCTCCAGTGTGCCGAGGTCGGTCTTAAGCTCGTCAAAGCGGTTGCGCTGCTCGGGCGACAGGTCGTTGTCGCCGGCCGCGTTGTTGATCTGGCGCATCTCGCCCGCAATCGCGGCGCGGCGCTCCAGCAGGCTCCTAAGCGTTGTCATCTAGTCATGCTCCGTCGTGTGGGATCGGCCGCCATCACGGCGGGCGTGGGTGAAGGTGTGGAGGGACTGGTCGCCTTGCTCGCTTCGACGCCCCCGCCGGCTTCCCGAGGCGACCGTGATCCGGCCGGCCCCTCCAGGGCGACCGTTAAGGCGCGGGCGGAGGGAGTTATGCGGCGGGCGTCCATCGAAGGGATGCGGCGCCTCTCGGCGCTGCTGCCGTTGCCCGCCGGCATGTGTGCGACGGCCGTCAATTGCGGCCCTCGTTCATGAGACGCTGAAGCCGCGCCGCCTCGTGCTTCTCGTGAAGCTCGAGATAGCGGTCCTTCGCGTCATGGTCCCAAGCGTCCGCATCGCGCGTCCGCTCGTATTCCTCAGTCTCTTCCGCCGTCAGCCCGACCAGGACGCGGTGGTCTGCGGCGTCCGTGGCCCAAGCGCGAAAGTAATCCGGATCCTCGGTGCGCGTCGGGTTGGGAGGCGGCGCGGTAGGCTTGTCGCTCTGGAGCGCGTCCATCCGCGCCAGCATCCGGGCGATGAAGCGATCCACGCGGAACAGCACCAGGACATCAGGCGCGGCGTCGTCGTTCGGATCGAAGGCGGCTTCGCCCTCGATGAAGGTCCGCGACACCAGCTCGCCCGTCGTCGGGTGGATTGCCAGCGCGACGGAGTAGCCCAGCTCGCCCGCCAGCGGCGGATGCGCCAGCGCGATCAGGCGCCCCCGCACGATGTGCCAAACGAACACCGCCTTGGAGACCATGATCCCCTGCCGCGACATCTCGTGCAGCGTGGCAACCTGGATGACGTCGGCGGGGGTGTAGAGGCGGCGGCGGCCCTTCCCCATCGGCGCGTCGTCCGTGAAGGAGACGATGCCGCGGATGATCCACTGCTTGAAGACCTCTTCCGACAAGCCGGGGACGCACGCCAGCATCTGCTGGCGAGTGAAGCTCGGTTCGTCGGGTCGGGGCCGCCTCATAGACATAAGGTAAATTCCTACCTTTGTGTGATCAAGCGCAAAGGTAGGGGATTACCCTGAAATCCACTGCTGCGCGAACGGCGCGGGGCATCAGGGCGCCGCATGGGCGCGCTGGCGCGCGGCGCGGAGCTCATGAACCGTCGCGTTGGTCTCCCAGCGCGGCGGCTGCTCGGCGTAGAGCGCCCACAGGTTCTCAGCCGCGTCTGCCAGCTTCTCCGCCAGCCAATCCAGGGCCTGAGGGGTGCTCAGAACGTTCAGCGCGCCATCGTCGGCCGCCAGCGCACGCAGCAGCGCGGCGGCGGTGAAGCTCGCGCCCGCCAGCTCGATGACGGCGGGCTCCAGGTGCAGCGGGACAAGGGGGGCAGGCTTCGGGCTCATGCGCGCAGCTCCCAGGCCATCCGGGCGTCAAGGCTGACCGGCTGAAGCGACTGCTCGCGGTCTTCTTCCTCAGGCTCCTCCGTCTCAAGGTCCGGATCGCCGTCCAGGGCGTCGAGCCGCTGGATAAGGGCCTCGATGGCCGCTTCGATGTCCCGGCGCGCCAGGCGGTCCAGGTGGCGCAAGAAATCGTGAGGCCGCTGCGGGCGCGCCGCAGCAGTGCTATATCTACGGTTGTTCATTTCCGATGCTCCTCATCGGGATTGGACAATGGGCTGCCGTTGCCCCGGCAGCCCGCGATCCGGCGGCGGATCAGGCGCGCGAACGCTGATCCGTCGCCGGGTTCTCGCCGCCAGCGGCGGCGCTCTCAGCGGCACGGGCCGCTTCCAGACGGACCACGATCTCGGCGTTCTGACTGCGGCGGTTCATGACCGCTGTCGCGGCTAGCCAGGCCTTCAGCTCAACCGGAAGCCGGACCGCCATCTGGGGGTCATTGCGGGACATGCTCGCTCCAATCAGGAACCACGGTGGTTCTGATCTGGAAGGAACCACGGTGGTTTATTGCAGTCAAGCGAAATTCAAACCACGGTGATCCCCATGGCTCGCGAAGACCCTCAGATGAAATTGCGGCTCCCACCCGAGCTCAAGGCGCGGGTAGAGGATGCTGCCCGCGCGGCGGGGCGCAGCATCAACGCGGAGATCGTCCAGCGCCTCCAGGCGTCTTTCGTGCCCCGGCCGCATCAGCCCGTTGATGCTGAGACGCTTGCCGGGTTGCTGGAGGAGTTCATCGACTGGGTCCGGGCCGGGCGGCCGGGCATGTCCGATGATCTACTAGGCGACCACCAGCGCGAGCAGGGCTAGCGCCAACCCCATCGCTACCATGATGCCGGCGAGCAGGCACCAATCGAGGAACATAAAGCGGCCTTGGCCGTCGCTATCATCCTGCATGGTCAACAAGTAGGCCAGCGGGTCTGAGCCGAGGGTTAACCGAAGGCCCTCGGCCCTAGGTTTTCCTTCATATAGACGGGAAAAATAGGCCGCGGGCGGGATCAGCATACCCCGCTATAAAAAGTGTCCGTGGCAACGGACGCGGTCGCGAGCTCGTCAGCCCCGAGAGATTTCTCGGGCGCAGCGGCGCCGATTGAAAAGCGCAGCCAATCAATCAGCAAACATATATTCGGGCGGCGCATATCTCCCGCGCCGCCCTGTCTCATGCCGCCCGCCGCAGCTCGCGGGCGAGGCGCCGGAGCGCCTTCGCCACATCATCCTTCGCCAGATGGAACGCCTCGGGATCGTGCCGGCTAATGCCCAGCGCGGCGACGCGGGCGGCTAGGGCCTCCAGGGTGGCATAGTGCGGAATGACGCATGACGCATGACGCACATGACGCACCATGACGCAGGTTCTATGTGCGGGCTCGGGGGTATATCCCCCCTGTAGATACCTCGGTTCCTCATAGGGGGATGCGTCATGGTGCGTCATGCGTCATGCCCCCTCACCCAGGGCCGCGCCGCCGGCGTCCGCTTGCCGCGCACCCAGCCGAGCCGCTCAAGGATGCCACTGATCCGCCTTTGCTCGGTTGTGCCCAACTTGGGCGTCTCAATGAACAACGCCTCTTTCGCCACCTCCAACACGGTCGTCTGTTGGCGGCTCGCCAGCCATTGGGCGATGGCTTCTTCCCAGGCATCAACTTCGAAGCGTGCTTCCTGCTGAGGCCGGATGTGCTCGGCCTCGAAGGTGCTGTCGGGCCACCAGCGGGCGCCGCTGCGGTAAAGCGCGACGGCCTCAGCGAAGAGCTGGTCGCGGTCGCGCGCCAGCGCGTCGGTGTCGATGGCGCCCACCTTCACTGGCCAGAAGCGCCGCCCGCCCGTCTCGTCGCGCAGATAGGCCGACTGGTTGGTCGTCCCAATGAAGACGCATTGCCGGGGCTCGATCACCTCTTTCCGCCCATAGGTCGGGCGGTAGCGTTCGACCGGCCGCGTGATGAACATCTTCAGCCGGGCGTTCTCGGCCTTCGAGAGCGCGGCGAGCTCCGCAATCTCGATCAGCCATTTGCCATTGAGGTGCTGCGGCACATCCTTGCCGCCGTTGATGTCTGGCAGGCAATCAGAGAACCAGATGCCCCCCAGGATCGCGCAGGCGGTCGATTTCCGCGCCCCCTGCGGGCCTTCCAGCACCATCATGTAGTCGCACTTGCAGCCCGGATCGAAGACGCGGGCCACCATCGCCACCAGGAACATCGTGCCGATCTGCTGCGAGTAGGGCGTGTATTCGGCGCCCAGGTAGGTGTGCAGCCATCCGTGGACCCGCTTGGCCCCGTCCCAGCGCAGGCTGGAGAGGTGATCGCGGACGGGGTGGAAGGCGTTCTCGCTGGCGCGAAGGTCAACGGCTTGGTGAGCCGTGTCCTTGCTCAGCGTGTGAAGCCCGGCATGTTGCAGCAGCTCCTGCAAGCGCGAGACATCGGCATCGGTGACGGGGCGCAAGGTGCCGTTATCCAGGACGACGGGCGCCCGGAGCATTTCATCGAGCCGGAAGGCATCGGCGATGCGCTGATCCTCGCGCAGCGCAACCATGGTGTTGAACAGGTTCCCGCGCGGGTCGTCGTCGCGGGTGGTCTGGCACTTCGCCAGCCATGCCGGTCCGTCTTCCACCCGGTGCCGCCGCTTCTCGCCCCGGTCTTTCTTGCCTGCCTCTTTGCCGTAGATGTCCTGGAGGCACCTGTCGATGTCCGCCTGCCGCGCAGTCCATCGCGCGTCCCGCTGGTCTTGGGGGACTGCGTCGAACGCCTCCACCAGCTGCTTCCGTGCGTCTATGTAGGCGACGCCAGCGTGCGCCCATACGCCCGCCAGGCGCACGGTCGCCGTGTGATAGCCGGCGCCCGTGGTGATCTCCGTCAGCAGCTCGGCCACATCCGCCTTGCCCTGCCGGGGCTTGCCGCTGGCATCGGTGCCGCTGGACTTACTTGCGGGCTTGCCGATCCAGGTCTCGTCGAGCTCATCGCAGAGGTCGATGGGCTGTCCGTCCACAAGCTCGGCTCGGTGCGACGGGTTACTGTTGACGCTGCCGAGGTAGTAGGACTGTGACAGCGTAAAACTCTCGCCGGACAAGATGCCGCCGAGAAGCCCGTTTAGCCGCCCGACCAGGTGCGCGCGCCGCTCCGGCGGAAGCTCGGTTGATGTCGGGCACAGGACGCGCCAGCGCGGTGTGCCATCGGTGTGCGACGGGCTAGTGTAGACCATCGCTTTGATGCCGGCCTTCTCCAGCTTCTCGACGGCCTCTTCCATAGGGACAATCTCGCCGTCGTAATCGGCTTCTATCCCGGTAATGGCGAGGACGTTGGCGTTGTGCCGCAGGCTGCCCTCATCCGTCCTTTCATCACCGAAGCGGGCCAGCTTGATCCAAGGCAGGGCGTCCTTGGTCCCCGCGGTCACGGCGAGGATGTCGGCGCGCAGTTGGGGCCAGGTCCAGCGGCGCTCGGTCTTCCGGGTCGCGCTGCGGCTGTAGAACAGTGTGGCCGTGATCTCAGTCGTGAAGACGCCGCCGTCAGGCATCGGTGCGGCCCTCCGGCTGGTCATTTGACCGATCAAGCTTACGGACGATCTGGTCGGCCAACTGCTCCAGCTTATCGAGCAAACGGACGAACTTGGAATAGTCTTCTAGCAACTTTGCAGACTGGTTGAGTTTCGCCGCCGTCTCGCTGTGATTTTCGTGTATCAAGCCGATGGCGGCGGCGCGGATTAGCGCTGCAAGCTCGAGCGGCGCCACTTCAATGGTGTTTTTGACGCTGCGCCTCGGGCGCTCCATTTGAGGCAGATCACGCATTGCCGCGCCCTCCGAAGATGGCGGCGCCGCCGATGCCGAGAAGCCGGTCGCAGATCGCGCTGGCGGCCGTCTCGGTGAAGACCGGGTTGCCGCACATAGCGAAGGACATCCGCATCCGGACGCCAGGCTTCACCTGCCGCACCATGACCCAGCGCTTCAGCGGCTTGGCGGTGTAGGGCTCGCGGACGCCGAACTCGCCCGGCACGGGCGGGCGGATGCGGTGAGACCGGCGCGGGTTCTGAGTGAACCAGCGGGCATCTGCTTGTGACGCCGCCTCCATAGGATCGGAGTGGCGCGGAGGCTCGGGAGGCGCTATTTTGTCGGGGCTGTCGGCGTTTACACTGGGGTCAGTAAGCCCTTGGAATTCCTTGGGACTACTAGCCGCCGGTTTACACGCTAAGTCGTTGTTTTCGCTCGCTGAGGTTGTTCCCCTCAGCTCCACCACCGCCTTTCCCTTATCTTCGGTCTGCGGCCGGGACCGCCACGGTGGGCTGTG